CCTCGAGCTGCCGGAATCGTGGAAGGAGAAGGCCACGATGGGGGAGCGCAGCCACAGCGATGTTCAGGCCCTGATTCGCGCGGCGCTTCCGGATCCGCCAAAGGACAAGTGGCTTTACATTCGCGACGTCTTTCCGTCGACTGTCGTCTACGAGATCGATAACAAGACCTATCAGCGCACGTATTCGATCGACAAGGATGGCGCCGTCACGCTTGGAGACGCCGAAAAGGTCGTTCCAACGACGGTCTACAAGCCCATCGCTAAGATGAGCGCCTTTGCACTGATGTCGGCCGACATCGACGACGAGACCGCTGAGTGGAGCGGCAAGATCTTCGAGGCAGGCGAATACCCGGGCCAACAGATGGTGGTCGACGAGGCGGAGCTCGACGCGATGGTTGCGGCCTTTTCGCCGGTCGAGCTCAACGTCGAGCACTTGGAGGCCCTCGCCGGAATTGAGACGGTTTTCGATCACAAGCTCGGCACGCTCGAGGCGATCTGGCGCAAGGGCAAAGAGCTTTGGGGACGCGCTCGCGTGCCGAAGTGGCTCAGCGATGCGCTCCGGCCCGAGGAAAGGCGCGTGAGCGTCGAGATCAGCCGCGCAGACAAGTCCCTCGCCGGCCTGGCGCTCGTCGTGACGCCTCAGGTGAGCGATGCGGCCCTTATGACCGCCTTCGCCGCATTCGCCGGCAAGCGCCACAGCAAGCGCGACGCGGAGGACATCCAGAGCATTCACGATTTCGCCGTCCGACAAGGGGCGGCGTGCAAGAGTTCCGGCGCGATGAGCGCAGGATCAAATCAGCCGGCATCGTCCGGACTAGGAGGCAGACCCAAGATGAAACTCTGGGAAAAGTTCGTCGCCTTTTGCAAGGGCGAGAAGCCGGAAGATTTCGACCCGGCAAAAATCACTTACGACGGCAAGCCTATGGACTTGCCGCCCGCGCCTGAGCCGGCTAAGGCGACCGCGGACGACGGAGCGACCGCGGCGTTCAAAGCCGAGCTTGAGCCGATGAAGGCCCAGCTCGCGGCCATGCAGGAGAAGTCGCTCGCCGAGAAGGCCGCGGCGTTCGCGTCGGAGATGATCACGTCCCACAAAGCCATTCCGGCGATGAGGAACCAGATCATCGCCAGCTTCACAGAGGCGGCACGCGCGGACGCGTCCGGCAAAGCGCTGTTCTCCGCCGATGGCAACCTCGTCGAGGGCAGTTCCCTCAAAGCCCTCAAGGAGCTGTTCGCCGCTCAGCCGGCCCATGTGTTTGCCGACACGCTGACCGCGAACGCCGCCGGGCTCACTACGTTGCCTGTTGGGCAAGGCGAGGCCGTGCCGGCAGAGCGCAGGGACCAATTGCTGGCCAAGACGGCCATGGGACGCCAGATCCTCTCGGAGGAGAAGGCAAAGGGAGGTAAGGCGTAATGATCAAGCCTGCTGTCCGCTATAACGCAAACATCCTCGAGCCCTACTTCCCAGGGGAAGAGAGCGACCTTTTCGCCGTTCCGCTGGGTCCTAACCAAACCCTCGTGGCAGGGACCATACTTGGCCAGGTGACGGCATCGTCCGTGAGCCAGGTCCAGACGTTGACCTTTGGCGGAACGGTTTCCGGTGGCACGTTCACCGTGACCGTCGCCGACGTCAACGGCAACTTGTACACGACGGCCGCGCTCGCGTACAACATTTCGAATGCCAACCTGAAGATCGCCCTCGACGCCCTGTTGGCATCGGCAGGCTACATCGGCGCATCGACGACGATCGGCGGCGGCCCGTGCCCGACGAACGCGACGGTGACTATGGGCGGGACGCTGGCGGGCGTGACGGTGCCTCTGATGGTCGCAACCCAGGGCTTGCTGACCGGCTCGTCTCCGACGCTGGCGATCACCATCACCACGGCTGCCGTGATGAACGGAGTCTTCAAACCGTACAACTCGGGCAACTCCGACGGCACGCAGACCGCGCTGGTGATCCTCCAGATGGACTGCATCACCGACACGCTGGGCGGAATCGTGTTCGGAAACCAGATCCCCGGAGAGCACTACGTCAAGAACCTCTCTGCGCCGTGCTACTACCGCGGCGTCTTCAACGTCAGCGACCTCACCGGTCTCGACTCCAACGGAGTCAGCAATCTCGGCAGGATGATCTACGGCGCGTACAACGTGGCCGGCGGGATCATCTCGGTTCGCTAGGCAAAGCCACCCGCGTAGGCGACGGCCTGCGCGGAACCAAATCCACGTACAGGAGCAAATCAAATGACCCTTGTCATTCCGACCTCGGCTGAGCTTCGCGAGATCCAGCAGGTCCTGATCCCGCGTCTGACGGCAGACCGGCTCATCTTCAAATACATGCCGATGGAGAGCGTCGACTCTCACATCCTCGAGTGGGAGCAGAAGGACAACTTCATCGGGCTGCAGCAGCTTCGCGGTCTAGACGGCGCCCCGGCGCACGTCCGGCGCATCGGAGCCTCCAGGTACGCCCTGGAACCCGGCGTCTATGGCGACTTCGTGAAGGCGACTGAAGCTGAACTTACGATGCGGCGCAAGCTCGCGACGTTCGGAACGCCGATCGACCTTTCCGACCTCGTTCTGGAGTTCCAGCAGCAGCTCTTGGTTAGGCGCCTCGATCGCATCGAATACATCGGCTGGCAGTTGCTGGCGACCGGCACGTTCTCTGTGTCGTCGCCGACGGGCATCGTGCACACCGATCGCTTCCCGTTGCAGACGTACACGGCCGCGGTGCCGTGGGCGACGTCAGCGACGGCTACCCCGCTCGCCGACCTCCGCGGAGTCGAGCTGTTGAGCCGCGGCATGTCCACATCTTTCGGCAGCGACGCGGCCCTGGTCATGAACCGGATCACGTTCAACAGCCTTGTGTCGAACATGAACCAGAACGACTTGGCCGGCAGGCGCGTTACCGCGTTGCTGTCGCCGTTGAACCTGGAAGAGATCAACAAGATCCTGCTTGGGGAAAACCTCCCGCAGATCGAGATCTACGACCAGGGCTATCTCCAGGATGGAACCGGAACGTTCGCCCCGTTCATTCCGAACAACACGGCGATCGTGATCGGTCGGCGCCGCACCGGCGCTGTGGCGGAATATCTGTTCACGCGCAACGCCCAGAATCCCGACTTCGCTCCCGGCCCCTACAGCAAGGTGGTTGTGGACGAGGACGAGACCCCGATCAGGGTCGAAGTCCACGACGGTCACAACGGAGGGCCGGCGATCTACTTCCCGGGTTCGATCGTCGTCATCACCTGCTAGCAAGGATGCTTCATGCGGGGCCCAATCGGGCCCCGCATCCGGAGGTTATATGCAGAGATACATCGTCAAACACACCGCCGTCGGGATCGGCGGCCGGAACGCCATGGCGGGCGAAGTCATGGACGCCAAAGAACTGGCGGGCGTCGATGTCGACCGGCTGGTGAGGGTCGGAGCGATCGATCCCATCCTGAGCGCAGAGCAGCTCGAAGAGGAGATCGACCGCATCCAGGCCGAGAAGGGAATCGTCTCGCCGTCTCGAGTCAAAGAGCTTGAGGATGAGATTGAGCGGCTCAATAAGTTCATCGGAGTCATGTCAGTCGAGGAACAGCAGGCAGTCCGCGATCGCCTCGTGGAGCAGGAAGCCGCCGAAGCTGAGGCGGAGGCTGAGACTAAAGCGAAGGCCGAGGAGATCAGCGCGCTCAGCAAACCGGCCCTCCAGGAGAAGGCGAAGGAACTCGGGCTCGAGTTCAAGAACACGACCACGGTTCCGGAGCTGCGGGAGATGATCCTCGCCGCATCGTAGTCAGCGGGGGCGCATGCCCCCTTCAAACCCATGTTTACATATACCGGCGATCATTCGGATCCGCTGCAGCGCACACGCTTTCTGCTTGGCGACACCAATTCTGCGGCCGCGCTCCTTCAGGATGAGCAGATATCGACGATGCTCGCCGAATTCGACTTCAACGAGGCGGTGGCCCAGATGGCCAGGGGACTCGCCTCTCAAGCCGCTCAGGATCCTGACAGCTATGAGGCGGATGGAGGCCTGAAGATCACGTTTTCCAAGAAGATCGAAAACTGGCATAACCTAGCTCATGACATGCGCGCCGTCGCCCGTGCAGCCGACGTCAGCGTTCCGCGAAGTGGCATCGCCGCCGGGCGCATTCGCGACCCAGAAGTCAGGAGGATGCGATTCTAAGCCCGCTCTTTAACGCTTCAGCCAACGCCCGCATCGCCGCCATGGCAGCCCGCACGCTCACCGACGCGTGCGCCGTGCAAGCGCCTGGCTCACGCATCGCAGACGGCCATGGAGGCTACTCGTCGGCGTTTGCCACCAAGGCAGGAATGGGCGCCGTCGCGTGCCGCGTTGTCAGCCCCAAGGCGGAGGCGATCGTATCCGTTGCGGACAAGATCATGGGCAGGCGCACGCTTGCTTTTCAGTTCGCCGCCGGCACGGACGTCGAGGCCGGCGATCAGATCGTTTATGGCGGCATCAATTTCGAAGTGCTGGGCGTCAATGCGCCGATCACGGACGAGATGATCCGGACCGCCCTCGCCGTTCAGCAGCAATAACCATGATCGACCTCGTGAGCAAGCTGGACTTGTCGGCCATCCTGAAGTTCCCAAAGCAGTTCGTGGGCGAAGCGGGGAAAGTAGTGCGCGTGACCGCACTGGGCATCAAGGCCGAAATGATCGACGAAATCGAGCATGGCCCGAAGTCAGGACGCATTTATGAGCGTGGGCAGCATCAGGTCAATTTCACCACGCGGGCAGGGGCGGCGGTGAGTTTCACCGCCAGACGCGGAAGCAAGGCGAAGTACCACCAAGCGTCGGCACCTGGTGAAGCGCCGGCGACGGACACGGGCGCCCTCGTCAATTCCATCAGCATGGAGATGGTCGGACCGGTGACGACCGTCGACTCAGTGAGCGCAGAATGCGCCCGCAGCCTGGAGTTCGGAAGCCCAAGCGGCCGCGTGGCGCCGCGTCCATTTGTGCGGCCGGCTGTGGCGAAGGCGCGTAAACCGTTTCGCGACGGAATGGCCAAAGTGGCAAAAGCAGCCGTTAAGGCGTCTGGCGGGCAGGCATGACGGAATATGAGGCCCTCCGCAGGTTCGTCTTCGCGCAGTTGACGGCCGCCGTAGCGCCGATCCTCGTATTTGAGGATGTGGTTCCGATCGATCAACCCCTGCCGGCGGTGATTTGGACCGCGACCGCGGCCGAGGACACGGACACTCAGGATCGCCGCGACATGACCGAGTTCTCGATCGACGTTAAGTCGATCATCGAAGGCGACGACGTCGGGGCGGCCCTCGCAACCTACGCCCTCGCCGACGCTGCCCTTCATGGGGCGCAGCTAACCTACACCGACCATGTCGTTCAGGCGTACAGGACGCAGCCCATTCACGCACCGGCGACGGAAAGTGGGAAGCGCTATCAGCAGGAGGGCGGCCGGTTCGCCGTTTTCGTTCGGGTCATCAACTAGGAGCAGATCATGGGCAACACCATTGGCATTCTTTACGACGTCGTAGCGACCGTGACGCCAGGCGGGGCGGATGACGGATCGTTCACCGCCGGAACCCCGATCACAGTCAAGTTCGACAAGATCACGCCCA